TAGTGAAGACGGGACAGGCGTACCCCTCCTACAAAAAGCGGAATTAATAAAACTCCCCGGAGGCACCATGGGGGTAGGTCTTCCCGGCAAAACCCCCCCTTGCGCCAACGACCAAGACGAAAAAATAACCGCGATACTCGGGCAGTCTATAAAAAATGACAAGCAGGAATGGAACGCCAACGCCTCAACCGGGGATGTTCAAAAACTCCTGTCTTACAAGAAAGGAGATTATTGTTATATTATTAAAAATAAAATAAAGTTCTATTTTGTGGCAAAAGAAGACATCCCCCTCTCTATAAACAAAAATAACCCACCACCCCACGAGGATTACTGGATAGCTGACGAATGTTCGAAAACCCTAACTGGGTGTCGTATGAGATGGGGAGCAAGGGGGAGCGTACAGAATGAAGGAGGGTTATCGTCATGTGGGATAAGTAAAGGGGAACTTCCCTTCGGAGGTTTTCCAGCCGCCAGAAAAGTTTACCGAGGATCATGACTTTAAGTTCATCCATAAAAAACAAAATCAAAGAACATGCCTTAGAGGAGGCTCCTCGAGAATGTTGTGGAATAATAGTCAACAACGTCAAGGTTATGCGTTGTCGAAATATGTCCCCAAAACCCATGGATCACTTTTCCCTAAACCCGCTTGATTACATGAAAGCGTCCTGCGAAGGAAATGTTAACGCCATTTACCATTCCCACTTGGACGAGGAGAAATTTTCTCCCACCGACATTATTAACAGTCAGACCCATGAAGTGAATTATATTCTATACAACATCAAAAACAATTCCTTCTCCGAATTCGATCCCTCAAAGGAAAAAACTTTCATCCATAACGTCTCCTTTAAGACCGGGGTGTCTGACTGCATGACCCTAGTAATAAACTACTACAAAGAAAATTTCAATATTGATCTTTCGGACTTAAACTTTCTAAGAATGAAAGAAGATTGGAACGAAAGAGATCCCCTCCTAATACAAAAAATAATAGAATTAAATAGAACCAACCACTCAGACCTTTTTGAAGAGATAGATTTCTCCGAAACCTCTCTGCAAAAACACGATATTATATCCTTAGAATACATCAAAGGGAAAGGTGTATGTCACACTGCCGTCTACGTAGGGAGCGGAAACATTTTTCATCACCCCCGGGGAAAACACCCCATAGTGGAAAAACTTATCGACAGCTTTAAGAAAAGGGTTAAAAAAATATACCGATTAAAAAATGAACGAAAAAGTTAAAATTACCCTGCACGGGATACTAGCCAAGCAAATGTCCCGAGACAAATGGGCTCTTAGAGTGAAGAATGTATCCGAAGCCATAAGAGGAATAGAGAGTAATTCGGGCAAATTTTACAACCATCTTTTAAAAAATGACCGCAAACACATAAAATATAGAATCCTTATTAACGGAAGAGATTTTATGATGGAAGAGGGAAAAGATTTAGACAATTATGACGATCTGCGTAAATCAGAGTTAACCATGGATTTAAATACCCTGAAAACTATCGATATAGTGCCGGTCATGGAGGGAGCCAAAAAAATTAACATTAAAGATGTTTTAATGGTTATCGCGGGGATTGCCATGATAGCTGTAGGAGGAGCCGGACTTAGTTTTTGGGGGACGCAAGGAGGACTTGGAATGGGGCTTGGATCTAATATGGCTGGAGCTGTTTTTATGGGAGGTGTAGGTTTGGTATCGGCAGGAGTAACAAACATGCTCACTCCCATGCCAAAATTTGGAGACTTTAGGGAGATAGAACAGACCCAAGCTCGAGCCTATTTGTTTAATGGTCCCATGAATACAGTAAGGGAAGGCGGACCGGTTTTTGTTGCTTACGGAAGACTTCTGGTAGGAAGTCATGTCATACAAACGTCAATGGACAACGTAGATGTTGATGCCGAGGTCAAACCGCTTGACACATGGGGAATAACAAAGAGAGCTTTGCTCTACAATATTCCTGACGCGGGCGGCTTAGTAGCGGATGCTGTTGAAGGCTGGGAAGGAGAATAATAAATGGGAGGAAAAAGTAAAGATAATAGACAAGCGCGCCCGGTAGTAACCGATGTATCAGCTGTAGAAATTTCAGGGGCATATTGGGTTACTCGTAGTTTTGCTGAAGTTGGAGACCTTATATCCGAAGGACCCATCGAAGGCATAGTAAGTGGTGACTACTCTTACAGGGCCACCGAAAATAAAACGGGGTATGATAGTGTCACATTCAGTCAGTATAGCGCAACCGGAGCCGCTGGGGGGAGCGCCTTACCCGAGTTAGGCTTTTTGCGCTCTATCTACTGGAACAAGGTTCCTATCGTGGATAGACACGGATACTATAACTTTCAGGACATAAATGTAGAACATAATTTTGGAGACCCTATAGGGGCACTGCCGACCCTTTCCGCAAACTTGGGAGATGGAAAGGATTTCGATCTTTCTGTTGAACGGGGTATTGGAGAGAGACTTTTCGGGCCTCAAGTAAAAGGGTACGATAAAACAGCTGACAAAGACTACTCCCCCGGTCGTATGGGAGAGGAAAACTCGCAAAAAGCAGTCCTCGAAGGAGCAATTGATAGATACGCAAAAACATACAGCATCTACAACAAGGAGTGCAGTGACCTGCAAGTCAACATAAAAGTAGACGCCCTTTTTGAACAAGTGTTGGCGGGAAAAAAGTTATTTGAAGACAATAGTGAATTAAAACCCTGTAATGAAGCGGACGTTGGGTATGGAGACACAAAGGCTCGGACCATAGAGTATAATATTTATTACATGCCTCTTTTTGACGAACGATTCAACCCGGCCCGAGAAGATGCAGATCAAGAAGAGGGAGCTTTCACGGACATGTGGACGCTGGCCGTTGCAAAAGGCCAGACGTCAACAGAAAGAGTACGTGGTAAAGTCGACTTTCCTTATATAAGAACCACCACAATCAATGTAAACAGTTCCTTCAAGGACACCCCCGGATTTCAGGGATGGAAAATAAGAATAGTCAGGCTCACCCCCGAATCACTTACTTCTTTCCTAACTAACCGCACCTCTGTCCATTCTATCGTTGAAGTATATGGGACACGTCTTCGATATCCTTATACCTCCATGGTTTATTCGCGATTTGATGCCAAGAATTTCCAACAAGTTCCAGCACGCTCTTACGACACTAAGCTTTTAAGAGTAAAGGTCCCCAGTAATTACAACCCAGTCTGCAAAACTTACGGAAATAGTGACGCAGCAAACGATGTCACTGGTCAAAAAACCGGAGCCACATATAACGCCAATAAGTGGATTGCAGCAGCAACCATTACCAACGGAATTTTTTGGGATGGTGAATTTAAGAAAGATACTGACGGGGGGTATATTCGCGAGTGGACAGACAACCCCGCATGGTGTTTTTATGATTTGATAACTAATCCTCGATACGGCCTAGGAGAGTACATAAAAGAAACAGATGTAGACAAGTGGGCTCTTTACGAAATAGCCCAGTACTGTGACGGCATGGTTCCGGATGGATTCGGCTCCTACGAACCGCGTTTCAGTATGAATTATATAATTACTTCGCGCGAAGAAGCCTTCAAGGTATTAAACGATCTTTCTTCAATGTTCCGTGGCATAACCTATTACGCCCATGGCAGTATTTTCGCTATTCAGGACAAGTACAAAGATCCTGTTTTTCAATTCAATAATTCAAATGTAGCCCAAGGAGACTTTACCTACTCTTCCTCCTCGAAAAAGGCCCGTCATTCTGTTGCTATTATTCGTTACAACGACAAGAGAGACAACTTCCAACCCGCAGTTGAGTACATGGAAGACGAAGAGTCTGTCAGAAAATACGGCATTCTCGAACTTGAAACCACGGCTTTAGGATGTACCAGCAAGGGGCAAGCGAGACGTTTTGGCAAATGGATTCTCGCAAGCGAAGCTGAAGAAACAGAAACGGTGCAATTTGGAATAGGCCACGAAGGGGGCCTCATACGCCCGGGAGATGTAGTACAAATATACGATAACTTTCGGTCTCCTCTTAAAAGGAGCGGTCGCACCAATGCTGTAATACCTAACTCAACCACTACTTATTTTGGCGCAGGAGCGAATACAGTTACTGGAAACAGTATTATTTTGGATTCGGCCGTGGATTTTACCTCCGATAAATCCTACAACTTCGCTCTCCTTACTCCTACGTTTTCTTATAATGCTACCCAAATTACTGGTTTAAATAGCAGTGGAGTAAACGAGATAAGTCGAAGTCAAATTCAAAATTTAGTTTTTAGCGGGGCCCACGCTCGTGTCATAACGGGTTCCTATAAATCAGAATACTATGAGGGAGGAAGTGGAGTCTGTACCCAAATCCATTTCAGCACGGGAGAAGCTTTTGGCGGACACTCTAATCAACTTAATTTTGATGACTACGTTATAACCGGATACACCAATACAGGAGTAGACACAGCATACGGACCAACCAATCCCGCGAGTGTGGCAGACTATTCAGGAGGATGTTTCTCGGGAGAAAATTTGATATGGAGTGTTGAACCAAGCAACTCGGAAGATGCCGAATTTGTAAGCGGGAGCTTTTCGAACTTCCGAGTAATTAA